CGTCAGTCACATAGCGCTTCCTGTAAAAAGTGCCATGATGCCTAGTAGTGGGGACAGCGACCTTAGCACTCATCCCAGCCGACTTAACGACCGCAGGTATGGCCTCCACCAACCTGTCCGCACCACTAGGTACTATACCTAGGAAATCGTCACCCCCATGGATATGCACGCTGTTTTTGATGTTGGCTACAACGGCAGCAGCCAACAGTAAACATCCACCAATGTAAGAATTACCCGTGGTAGTGGTGGTCTCACCCGACCACCGCTGCCCCTTAACAGTGGCCTCGATAACATACCGAGTCCACACCTTGACTTCCTTACACTTGTAAAATTCGCGCACAAACCAATGGGGGGCACCGTGCTTTGCATAGAACATCGCTTCATACTTGCGAAATTCTGCACTCTGCGAGCCATCGTTATTCTCAAAATCATTCTCAACCATCTCACCGGGCGAATTATGCACAATGTCTCCGAGCTCTTCGCCCGACTTGCCACACGCAAAGACAACGACATTGTCTTTGTTAAGCGGATTCTTGTGTGACAAGGATAACTTCATGCGATCCTGTAGTTCCATAACTACACAGCCTGTCAGTAAATTGTACATGTCTGTACCCTGATATACAACGCGCGGCTGCGCCCCGTGGTCTTTGAGAAGGACTTCCTGTTTTGCGAACACATGTTTCCTCTCTCCCTCAAAACTGTACTCAGCACTATGGAGTGCTGCAGTCAAGCGCTCTGCCTTAGCCGGTGAACAAGTTCTGAGGTACTTGTTCACCAGCCCATGATCAACACGAATGATATCGTGTTGAGGCACCTTTTCCATGAGAAGAGCGTGTCCCTTCTTGAAATGCTCCAAGTCCAGCGTCGCTGGAGCATGATCGCACCTCTTCTTCATGGCATGTGCAGTTGCGCCTGCAGTGTTAGATGGTACAGTTATGGGCACTCCAGCCAATATCGGTCCTCTGACGACGCCCATAGTAGTGGGTTCATCATCCTTAACCTTACAGATATTGGCCGACGCTCTAATGTTCGCAAATGCGACTTCGCTGTCATATCTCGTGTGGGAGTCCGTCTCTACCCCGTCTTTCTTCACTTGATTTCTAGCTTTCACATCTGGCTTGCTAGCCCGACCTTTGGTGTTTATAACGATGGGCTCTTGTTGCCCAAATTGTAGTTTGTTCATTTTGTTTGTTT